TATGGACAGGTCTGTCTGCTTACCGGGAAACGTGGTGACGGTAAAAGCACATTCATGAGTCAGATTGTCGGTGATGCTCTGGATCAGAATATCGGTGTGTTTATCTACTCAGGTGAACTGCCTGACTTTCACTTCAAGGGATGGTTGAATGCTCAGTTAGCCGGGAATGCTCACATGTCTGCCCGTGATGACGGTTTCGGTGGTACGGAATATTATCTGGATTCTGATACTGACAGAAGGATCAGCGAGTGGTACAGGGGCAAAGCATTTATCTATGACCAGAAGATCATAGAGGGCGAAGAGACTGAGAGCCTGATTGAGACAATCACGAAGGTTGCAAGTAGAAAGAACGTGAAGCTGTTCTGCATTGACAACCTGATGACTGCCATGGACATTGTGGAAGATCAGAACAACCTGTATCTGGCTCAGAGCAATTTTGTACGGCAACTGAAAGACATTGCGATGCGGTACGATGTGGCAATAATCCTTGTGGCTCACCCACGAAAGGCCGGGAAGGATGACAAAGGATCGGACTTTGACAATGATATCGTTTCTGGTTCGTCAAACATCACTGACCGGGTGGATATCGTGATGAATTATTCACGGGCAAAGGAAGAGGATCCGTTTGATTCTCTGCTTCAGATCGGCAAGTCCCGTCTGGTTGGGGTGCTGAAACTTGGAAAAGACGGAATCCCGCTGAACTACTCACCGAAGACGAAACGTGTTTTCGGTGCGAGAATCCTTGATAAACGGTACGGGTGGGAGAAAGAGCCGATACTGGTTGAAGACATTGATGTACCGTTTTGACGGAGGTGTATGATAAAAATGGGTGCGATGAATCGACAACAGCGAAGAAAGCAGGAACGGGAACAGATACGGGCATGGAAAGAGCAAGGACATTATGGGCAGGTACTGAGCCTTCAGAGGAACGGCATCACGGAAAAGGATCTGGATAAGGCATACAAGGACGGGTACATGGAAGGCTATATGTATGCGTCAGAAAACTTTTTCAAGTGCATGTATGCGGCGATTGCGAAAGAGTTGATTGATGCCGGGAACCCGAATGACGATGTTATCAATTTCGTCAAAGGTGTAGATCACAGGTTCGCTGTGATGTATGACGCTGATGAGGAGATTGATGATGTGTATGACGCAGTTGGGGTACGGTTCAATGTTGACCGAAACGATATTGAGAGGATTGAGGTTGTAAAGGCATGAGTGAGCAGAAGAAAAAGAAAACCCGGTATTATTACTCTGAGTATGTGAACCACATGGTGCGGTTCTACCTGACATGCCCGGACGCAATCAAGACTGATGGCAAGCGTAGAGCAGACATTGAAAACTGGATTGCGGTACAGGGTGTAATGCATGACCTGCCCGATGATGAACGGGAAAAGGTGCTGTCTGTTTACCGGACACATTACAACCTGCCGAAAGCGGTTGACATGTACTGCCAGAAAACGGGTGCTGAATCTCTGGATATCTGGGCAATGCTGACACGGGTTGCCGGGATGATCGCAAGAAGGCGTGGACTTGTGTAATCTGGTACCAATAATTACATTAGCGTTTAAACGGCTTTGAAGGCGGTTTTTAGCGCAAATAAAAAAAGACCCTTCCATTGACTCACCTGAGTCTGTGGAAGGGATTTTTGATGCCTTCTGAGGGCAAATAGAGGTATTCTAGTGCTAATTTTATTATCAGACTGACGATCAGATTCTAAAATCGTTATCCGGGGACGGATCATCAGTCAGGTCATGGAAGATCCGGTTGAGTTTGCGTCTGGTTCCTGACGGAGTCTTGCAAACAGCAAACTTCTCATGGGTTGCAAACTTGATGCCATAGGCATTGTCATCGGACTGGTACAGGATCCCTTTGCCATTGGCGAAGGTCATATACAGGCCTTTGTTGCCTTCGACTGTACGCCATGTCCATGTCCCGGTTCCGGGCAATTTCTTTAGCTTCTGGATACGCATATGTTAACCTCCAACAATAAGATGGTATTCCATCACTTTGAGTGCGGTAACGAGATCCTCACACTTGGCGATGAGTCTTTTGTGGTACTTGTCCCGCCAGTAATAGACATAGTACGGTGAGTGCCTGTTTTCGCTGTTTCTGACAATACTCATGACGGTTCCGTTATCGGACAGTTTGACTACCTGCTTCTTGTTTGCCATTACTGCCCACCTACCTTGTCAAGCTTGCCATATTCCTTGTCCATCCCGGCGATGTAATACAGAGCATTGAAGATTGCATCTTGTGCCGGGAGAGACAGATCCTCATACTTGCAAGCGTCATGGCCTGTCTCAAAATAGTCTTCTGCCACAAAGAAGAAGTCTCTAGGACTGCCGTTGTACTTGATGGTTTCGGTTCCGTCTTCATTGGTGAATGTGGCTTCTACCCGGTTACACTTCACCTTGATCACAGTGTCATCAGGCAGGTTGTGAGTAAACTTGTATACTTGCGGTTCCTCCCAACAGGCCTTGCAAGTATACTCTTTCCGGTAGCTGGCGGGTACTTTACTGTCATAAATATACTCGTTCCCGCAATCGTCATGGTGGATCCGCATGGCGTAGATACCGCCATGATAGTACTTCGCCCAGACCGTCTTATTGGTGCGCTTTACGATCTCAATTGGGTCAAGGCCACAGTCGGCAAAATGATAGATATGGCCTACTACGAACGCACAGAAGAAGAATAATTCCTTGGTTGCCATTGTTGTTACCTCCTCAATCTAGTTCAAGTTGATGTGGTCAGCATCACTTATTGGTACGGGATTCCATGTCTTTCCTGATCAGGTCTTTCAGATAGGCCTGTACATTCTCCTGAGACTCAAGCCAATCAACCATATCAGGATCTGTCTTGCGGTTTACTTTCAGCATGAACTGACGCTGATTCTGCTTGATATAGTCAATCTCATACTGCTTCCGCTTTTCGGATACCGGGGACATGCATACACCTCCTTTCTCATCGGGTATTGTACTACTAACAAGTTAACTTGTCAACAACTTTTTTGAGAAGGTGCTAGGCCTTATGGATCAACGGGAGCGGGTCAATCTGGTGCTTGTACGGGTGAAGGTGCGGAGCAAACTTTTTTCATGTGGTATAATTTTGCTGTCAGGTACAGGTGCTGAAAGAGATACGGGTGCAGGTGCGGAGGTGCTGACATGCGAAAAAGTACAAGCAAAAAAGGTACAGGTGCGGGTGCGGGTACGGGTACAGGTACGGAAAAGCGCAAGCCCGGAAGGCCAAAGGGATCCAAAAGTAGTTACACAATGTCTGACAAGGCGATCATGCAAAGGAAAATCGCAACAAAATCTCTGCCTTTTGTAACGGAAGAAGAAGTCGATTATAACGCAAGGCTTCTTTCCCATTCGTTACAATGCTATGAGTTGTCGCAACAAGCCGATATCAATGACCCGGAAAGCTTGCGATCCTGCTTTTTGAACTATATCAGGCTGTGCGTTGAAAATGGTTTCAAGGTGGGCAATATCGGAGCCTGTACTGCTATGGGTATCAGTTATCCGATCTTGAATCAGTGGAGGTCTGGAGCTAGACGGTCAAACAATCCAGAATATAAGAAATTAGCTGAATTTGTTATGTCTGTTTGTTCAATGGCAAGGGAACAAATGATCACTGATCAAAAAATAAATCCGGTTATTGGTATATTCTGGCAACGGAATTTTGACGGTTTACGCAATGATACAGAACAACAGCAAAACTTGACTGATAATACCAGTGATGAAAATATGACCGCAAGCGAATATAGAAAAAAATACGGAAAGCTTATAGGCGAATAAAGCCCGGATGACATTCCCGGATATTATGCCCGGATATGATCAGGAAACAAGCCCGGATATGATGACATGAGACAAGGCCAATATAACAAGGCCTTGCCTTTTTTGTTTTCTGTTTTCCTGCCTGTTTTTTGTTCTGGTATCAATACAGGCCTTTTCTGTTTTTCGCTTGTCTTGCCTTTTCGCCTGATATGATCATAAAAAAACTTGAAAAAAATCTTTATTTTATAAGAAAAAACACTTGACAAGTTAACTTGTTTTTTGATATCTTTTTATCAGGATACAAGTTAACTTGTATCAAATAAGGAAAACGGAGGGAACAAAAATGAGTAAAAATAAGGAAATTAAAGGCTTTAAGCCTGATACAATCGGAAAGATTGTAAATTCGCTTGTTATCCTGATTAATTACTTTTTAGGCCTGTTAAAGGCAGGAAAGCATATTGAAATTTCAATTAGCAACGGTAACCGCAAAATTGGCCGTTGTATGAATGTCTCATTGGCTCCCATTGTAACTTGCGGAAATTGCAAAGAATGCAAGTATTATTGTTATGATGTCAAGGCCTGTTGTCAATATGAAAATGTTAGGATTGCCCGGGCAAAAAATACAGCCTTGTTCCGTTATGATCGGCAATTGTTCTTTTCCCAATTATGGCAAAAAATGAGCAAAAAACGGACAAATAAATACTTGCGGTTTCATGTATCTGGTGAGATAGTCGACAAAAATCATTTTGATTATATAGTCAAAACAGCCCGCCTTTTCCCTGATTTTAAAATCTGGACATATACAAAAATGTATCATGTTGTCAATGAATGGATAAAGGAAAACGGAGGGAAAAAGGCGTTGCCTGATAACTTGTCCGTTATGTTTAGTGAATGGAAGGGATTACCCATTGTAAACCCGTATCATATGCCTGTTTTCCGTTGTGTATATCGCAATGAAAAGAAACCGAAAATGTTTCACTGTCCGGGCAATTGCGATTTTTGCAAGGTAAATAATTGCGGTTGTGTTAACGGACAGAGTGCGTATGTTGACTTGCATTGACATGCTACCATATACCAGAACACAAGGCCTGTTATCAGGCCTTTTTTTATTGCCTTTTGTGATCATATGCCCGGACATGATACCATAAAATAACAGTATATCCCTATTAGCCTTTTAAAGGCCTTTTTTGCCTTGTCTGGTATACGGATAATATAAGTATACAAGTTAACCTATGTACAAGTCTTATATCGTCTGTTATAGGCCTTAAAATGAGACTGTTATATAATATATATAATATATAAATATATAATATAGATTTTTGTCCATATATGCCCGGATAGTATATCTGTATTTGTGATCATATACCAGAATTATTGATACAAGCCCTGTACAATGCTATACGCAAGCCCGGATATATTATTATACTATCTGTATTGTCTCATGTCTGGTAAAGGCCTTTATGATCATACAAGGCAGGATATACAAGGCAGGTAACCGTATAACATATGCAACGGACAGAAAAACATATAGATTTTATCTATAACCGTTATAGAATCTATCAATATGTCTTATCTGGTATCGTGTATATATCATATGTCCGAATATAGTATCAACTATTCGTAAAATTATGGTTTAACGAATAGTTGAAATCACTATTTTTGTATAATCTGGTATACATATGCATACCAAACAAGACAATGTATCTGTATTTCATGCTATCCGGGCATGTATCCCCATGGCAAAACAGCCTGATTCTATCCCCCATGGGGAACAGGCAGACCGCCGCACCCGCCCGGTAACCACCCCCGATACCCCCAAAAATTAAAAAGCCCCCTATTTTGAACGTACTGCTACTGTTTCATGCATCTGTACTTATACGAAAACCAATGATTTCATGCAATTACGGGTGTACATGCTACTGCTTTCTGCCCATGATACACTGTATACAAGGGGTGAATACGGGCATGGATGGTAAGAAAGAGTGCTGTGAAACCTGTTGGTACTGGTCAGATCCGTTCACATCGGTGTGTGTCAATGACAAGAGCAGACATTGCGCTGACTATGTGGAGAAAGAGACTTGCTGTCCGGAATACTGCAAGAAACTGAGCATGGATGACATACGGGAGGATGAAGATGGCAACAGTGACAGATGAACTGCCTTTTGATGATGAGAGTTACGATGTCTGCTATGAGTGTAGCGGATATGGGGACGATTACTACACAGACGAGAACGGAGAAATGCAGTGTGCTTGCTTTGACTGCCCGTTCTGGGGAGGAAACAGTGACGATGACGAATGATTCCTTACTGCTTATCCCACGACTGATGCGAGAGGGCGAGAAGGGTGATATACAAGCCTTTGAAGCGGCATTTGCCTTCATGAAGGAACTGGAAGAGCAGGATGCCATTACTGTTTCTCCACGGAACATCCATGAAGCACCGACATTGGTGCATGATCCCGACAACTTCGCACATGCACACGGATTTTCTGCCGATATGCGACTGCTTGTGTCACGGGCGGCAGAAGATGATGATACTGGCAGGATGTACGGCCTGTACCGGGATCTGCTTCTGTTTGATGCTCCTTATGACTTTGACTGCTTCTGCCGATTCATTGAGTGGGACAGAGAACCGGATAAACGCTTCTATCTGCCCCGGAGAAAGCAGTTACTGCCACTGGCAAGGGCATTGCAACGGCTTGAGGAGCGCAAAATCCGTCTGCTTTGCATCTCCATGCCACCCGGCGTCGGCAAAACAACACTGGCAGAGTTTTTCCTGACATGGACTGGTGGCAAGCACCCGGAACTGCCAAACATTGCCGGGTCACATAGCAATGCTTTCCTCCGTGGACTGTATGACGAAATAGGCCGCATTGTGGCAAAACGCTCAGAATACCTCTGGCAACAGGTTTTCCCGCATGTCAAACTGGCAGGAACGAACGCAAAAGACCTTATGATGGATCTGGGAACCCGGAAACGGTTCAGTACGTTTGAGTTTTCGTCCATTGGATCCGGTAATGCGGGTAAGATCCGGGCGGCAAACATCCTGTACTGTGATGACTTGATTGATGGCATTGAGACTGCCCTTAACCGTGACCGTCTGGACAAGATATGGCAACAGTATTACACGGACTACAGGCAGAGGAAGATCGGTGACTGCGCTGAACTGCACATAGCAACCCGGTGGAGCATCCATGATGTTATAGGCAGACTGGAAGAGATGTATGCAGATGATCCTACTGCTGAGTTCATTGTCTGTCCTGCCCTTGATGATAAGGACGAGTCCAACTTCGATTATCCGTATGGCGTAGGCTTCACAACTGAGTTTTACCGGGAACAACGGGAAATCATGGATACTGCTTCATGGAAAGCCCTGTACATGAATGAACCGATTGAGCGTGAAGGCCAATTGTACCCGCCAGACCAGTTGCAACGGTACTTTGAACTGCCAGAAGGCGATCCTGATGCCATTATTGGGGTCTGTGACACGAAAACAACAGGATCTGACTTCTGTGTAATGCCGATTGCGTACCAGTACGGCAACAAATTCTACATTGAGGACTGCCTTTGCGAAAATTACGCACCAAATATTGTCGAAAATAACCTTGTAACCAAAATTTGTGAGTGGAATCCGCATATGATCAGGTTTGAGTCCAATGTTGCGGGTGGAAAACTGGCTCAAGATGTGCAAAAAGCAGTAAAAGAGAAGAACTGCCGCACAAAAATCGAAACAAAGTGGACTCAGCAGAACAAAGAGACAAAAATCTTGGTCGAAGCACCATGGGTCATGGAACATTGCATCTTCAAGGATGATACTGTTATCCATGGCGAGAGATGGCGGGAGTACAGGAAGATGCTTCAGATGCTCTGCTCCTATTCTCTTGAGGGCAAGAACAAGCATGACGATGTTCCTGACGCTTTCGCACAATTGAGCCAGTACATACAAGGATTTGCGGGTAACAAGATCGAAATAGTAAGGAGATTCTTCTAAAGGCGGGATGATTATGAACCGTTTCATGCAATCTCAGGTCAATACTGCTCTGCTTTCGCTGAAAGTCCTTGACCAGTCCCTTGAAATGTCTGCTCAGAAGGATGATGGGACGATCAGCAAGGAAGAAGAGAAAGAAATCAGGCATATCCGCAAGGCCATCCGTCAGTTTGAGAAGGAAATGGCAAAACTCAAGTAAATCCGAACTTTGGTGAGCTGTCCTTCAGCTGTCGAAGGCTGTTTTTCCCGAACATTTGACATCATCTGCAGAAATTTGTTCGTAATTTGACATTTATAACCTTGACTTTTATGTGTTACATGTGATATTTAGTCTCTTGTCAGGATGTAGCGCAGTCATTTGGGATTACTCCTCATAGCAGAACGCATGTTTGCGAGAAATCGTAGACATGCGTTTTGTTATACCGACAAGAATGAGGTGAGTAGAGTTGTCTGAGAATCATCAGAACAGTGAAGAACAGAGGGAAGAACTGAAAAGGCTATCCTCTGGTTCCCGCGGTCTGTTTGGCAGACGGATTATTTACTCTACGCATCCTGTCATTACGCCAGATAACGTATGCGATGTGGTTGAACAGGCGTATCTCACTCATCTGATTAACCGGGATGAGATTGAATACCTCTGGAAATACTACAAGGGCGATCAACCTGCCCTGTATCGTATCCGTGAGATTCGCCCGGAACTGTCCAAACGGGTAGTAGAGAACAGGGCGAATGAGATAGTCTCCTTCAAAACGGGCTATCTGGTTGGAAAACCGATCCAGTATGTGTCCACTGTCAGCGGCGATGCGGTTGCCACCATGGTTGGCAAATTGAATGACAAGATGCGGCTCATCGGGAAGCACACGAAAGACCGGGCAATGATCGAATGGATTACGATCTGCGGTCTTGGATACCGTTACGTTGTGCAGAACAATGACTACAGAGTCAAGAGTCCGTTCAATCTGTACACACTGGATCCACGGAACACGTTCGTTATCCGGGCGAATGACTACACTCAGCGGGTAATTGCGGGTGTGAATTATGTGATTGACGATAATCAGCAGATTACCTTCACTGTTTACACCGAAGACTCTTGCTACACGATCCTCAAGGGCAGTGGGAAAGCAAAGAGGACTGATAACGTATTCGGGGTTATTCCGATCATCGAATATCAGAACAACTCTGCCCGTCAAGGATGCTTTGAGATCGTCCTGAGTCTGCTTGATGCGATTTCCGATTTTGACTCCATGCGGAATGAAGCCGTTGAAGCCTTCGTGCAGAGTCTTCTTGTTCTGTACAACTGTCAAGTGGATGAAGGCACTACTGCCAATGATATCCGTCAGGCAGGAATGATTATGCTCAAGTCCATTGGTGACGCAAAGGCCGATGTGAAGGTCATTGCGGAACAGCTTGACCAGAGCCAGAACCAGACGCTGAAGGACGATATGTATCAGGCAGTGCTTCAGATTGTCGGTGTTCCTTCCCAGACGAACGGAAATACGGGTGACAGTTCCAACAATGAAGCTGTTGTCCTCCGCAACGGATGGCAAGGGGCAGAAACGAGAGCGCAGGACTTTGAAGCGATGTTCCAACTGCCAGAACGTGAAATGCTCAATGTGGTATCCATCATCTGTTCTGGCCTGTCTGAACTGTCTTTCGATCCCGCTGACATTGAAGTCAAGTTCACCAGACGGAACTATGAGAACATCCTGTCCAAGAGCCAGACGCTGACTACCATGCTTGGTAATGACAAGATCCATCCGAAGTGTGCGTATGAAGCATCCGGGTTGTTTGTGGACACTGAGGAAGCTTATCTGCTTGGCATGAAGTGGTTTGACGAACATGCAGAGCAGATGGAGCCGAAGAAGAATAAGGTGACGGTAGATGAAGCCTAACCTGTTCAAGTGGGATGAACTGACGATCCTGCGTGACGATGCCGCCAGGTTCATCCGGGAAGCAAAGCAGAAGAAGCCAACCAAGGCTGAGATTGACCGATTCTGCGACTACATGGAGTTCGTCCTCTGCCTGATTTACGATTACGGGTGGAAGGACGCTGAACAGATTATCGGGATTGTCCCTTTCAAGGACGGTCTTGATGATAGATCGGTGAATGCTGAGATTGACGGTCTGAACTTCCGGGAACGGGTAGAGAAGCAGATTGATGATCTGTCTGAGGACGGTCTTCTCAGAATCATCGACACTGAATCGCATCGTGACTACAATACGGGGGTTTACGATGCGGGGAAACAGAGTGGCAAGCCGAACCTCAAGAAACGGTGGAACACCATGATGGATGACAAGGTTCGTGACCCACATGCATACATGGAAGGCATGACGGTAGGTCTGGACGATCTGTTCTACACCTACACGGGTGACAGCACCTTATATCCGGGTGGTTTCGGTGTACCTGACTTAGACATCAACTGCCGTTGTTGGGTGACGCTTGCACAGTGAGAGAGGAGAGATTTATACGGGAAGTCTCGACCTGATTCTCACCCACTATAGGAGTCCGTTTTCGCTTGGCAAACCGTTCTTTGACATGTTGGCCTTGCAGAGAAACATCGACTTCAATCAGGTGGGTGTAGTCCTCATCAATGACGGTGAGGAAAGCCGTTTACCGGACGAACTGTTCAAGGACTATCCGTTCCGGGTGGACAACATCACTATCCCGCATGGTGGTGTGTCACGGGCAAGGAATGCGGGGATTGACGCATCAAAGGCAGATTGGGTTATGATCTGTGACTTTGATGACCAGATCTGTTCCACGTTGGGACTACAGTTACTGTTCTCTGCCATCTCAGACGATGACAAGGACATGTACTGGTCACATTTTCTTGAGGAAGTTGTCACCGAAGATGGAGCAATCAAGCTTCTGCCACACGAACGGGATGTGATATTCATCCACGGCAAGATGTTTCGTAGGCAATGGTTGGTTGACAACAACATCCGGTTCTGTGACGGGCTGACACTGCATGAAGATGTTTTCTTGAACACGATTGCACAGGCAGTCTGTCCAGAAGAAAGAATCGGAGAAATCAAAACGGGTTTCTACCTCTGGTGTCATAACCCGAATAGTGTCGGCAGGAGTTACAAAGCATTCGTCTTTGAAACCTACGATCACCTGATGAAGCAGAGGAACGAAATCATCAAGGAATACTACAGGCGGGACATGAAACCGCAAGCGAAGGTTGCCGTCTGCAAGACCGTTGTGGATGCTTTCTATGATTTCCAGACTGCCTACTGGCATGGACGGGAACAGAAAAAGCAGTTTGAAAAGAACGAACGGTGGTTCTGCACATTCCTCAAGAAGTACGGCAAGGAATACGCAGAGAGTGATGTGCGGGTTATCGCAAAGCTTGCGGAAGGCAGT